ACCCGCTCTTCCGATCTTCAGGCAGTGACAGCAATAACAATTCGAGCTTTTCCTCACTGGATAACCGCGTGGCCCAAGGGGGCTGCGTGCCGTTGATTTACGGGCAAGTGATGACAGGTTCCGTGGTACTCAGTCAAGAAGTGGAGACGCTATAAATGGGCGGAAGCAGTGGCGGCGAGCAACATATCCCCTATGAACAACCCGACGGTTTAAAATCCCGCCAAGAGTTGCGTGTCGTTGACATGATTGGCGAGGGGGAGATCGGCGGCCCGGTCGGCGGGTTAAAGGGGGTGTTTTTAGACGGTACGCCGATCGAGAATGCCGACGGCTCGACCAATTTCACCGGGGTGCGGGCGGTGTGGGTCAATGGCGCGCAGCATCAACACCCCTTGCCGGGTTTTCCCGGTGTGCGCACCGAGGTGCCCGTGTCGGTCGAATTGAAATACAACCAACCCCTTGTGCGCACCGTGACCGATCCCAGCGTCAACAGTTTGCGCATCACGGTGGGCGTGCCTGCCTTGTTTGAACAGCATGACAACGGCGACATTTATGGCACCCGTGTAGACATGGTGGTGCAAGTCAAACAGGCGGGCACGTGGGTGACGCGCCACACGTTTACCATTGACGACAAAACCCGCAATCAATATTTGAAGGCGGCCCGGATCACGAACTTGCCGCCCGCCCCGTTTCAATTTCGCGTCGTGCGCAATACCCATGACAGCGACAGTTCAAAACTCAGCAATAAGACGATTTTCCAAAGTTACACCGAGATCATCGACGTGAATTTGAGTTACCCCAACACCGCGTTGGCGGGGCTGGAATTGGATTCAACCCAATTCAGTGGGGTGCCTAAGCGCTCGTACTTGGTGCGCGGTCGCCGGGTGAAAATTCCGAGCAACTACAACCCGGACACCCGCGAATATACGGGCATTTGGGATGGGCGGTTTAAGATAGGCTGGACGGACAACCCCGCGTGGGTGTATTACGATTTGGCCACCTGCGCCCGTGCGGGTATCGGGCAGCGTTTGGGCGAACAGCAGATCGACAAGTGGACGCTCTACGCCGTCGCGCAGTATTGCGATCAGTTGGTCGATGATGGCCATGGCGGGAAAGAGCCGCGCATGACATGCAACGTGGTGTTGGCCGATGCCGCGCAAGCCTATACCGTGTTTTCAAACATGAGCAGCATCTTTCGCGCTTTGCCGATCTGGACGGGCACGGCGCTGTCGGTGTCCATTGATGCCCCCGCCGACCCGGTCGCCCTGTACACGGCCGCCAACGTGGTCGAGGGCAAGTTCAGTTATCAATCCAGCGGCAAAAAATCGCGCCACACCGCCGTGCATGTCGATTACCAAGACCCAGACAACGGCTATAAAACCCGCACCGAATACGTGGCCGACGATGATCAAATTGTCCGCTATGGCCTCAACGTCGCCAAGATCACCGCGTTTGCGTGCGCGTCGCGTGGCCAAGCTATCCGGGCGGGGAAATGGTTGCTAGAAACCGAGAAGCGCGAAACCCACACCGTGAGTTTTAGCGTGTTTCGAGAAGGTTTAAAACACGCCCCCGGTGATGTGATTGAGGTCAGCGACGCCCACCATGCAGGCGCACGCATGGCGGGCCGAGTGGTGGCCCTCGACATCGATGCCAAGCGCGTGACCTTGGACGCCCCCGTGGAAATTGGGAGCGGTGATCAAGGGTGGTTTGCGTACATCAACGATCAGGGCAAGGTTGTCAAAATTGCCGTATTCAGTCAGCCCGAGCCTACCGTGTTGGTGCTTGATACGCCGCCGCATGGCCTTGCGGTTAACGGGGTGTTTCACGTGTCCACCGCCGCGCTCGCCCCGCGTAAATTCCGCTGTATTAACATCGGTGAGAATAACGGGGTGTTTAGTATCACCGCCCTCGAACACGTCCCGGAAAAACACCAGATCATCGAGAACGGCATCAAGTTTGAACCGCCGAATGACACGCTGCACGGTGGCAAAATCCCCGCCATCGAGCGCTTGCAAGTTGAAGCCACGCCCGACGATGCCAACGTGCAAGTGCGCCTCACGTGGGACACCCCGCGCTTGGTCGATGGCATTGTGTTTGAAGTGAAATTATTGCGCGGCGCGGCCGTGGCGTTTCGCGAAACCGTGGCCGATACCGAATACACGATCCGCGGGGCCAAAGTGGGGGATTATGTCGCCGAGGTACGCGGGAAAAATGCCCTTGGCCAAGTCGGCCCGGCCACGACCGTGGCGTTTAAAATCGGCCCGCACGCCGAGCCTGTGGGGATTGTGTTTACCCCGACCAACTTCTCGATCGCCGCGCGTGTAGAAATCGACGGCCCGAGCGTGGTGGGCACCGAGTACGAATGGTGGGCAGGGGATACGCACGCCGAAGCGACCCAGAAAAAGCACTACCTTGGCCGGGGGTTCCGTCTCGATGAGCAAGGGCTAAAGCCGGACACCGCCCGTTTTTACGCGGTGCAAGCGGTCAACGCCGTGGGCCGCTCGGCCACCTTGGTGGCGGGCACCAAAACCTTGCTCAAACCCGAGGACATTCTCGACTTGATTGGCCCGGAAATCCCCAAACTTGATTGGATGGATGAAATCATCAACCAAGTGGGCGAGAACGCGAGCGGCGTGGTGCTGCTTAAAGATCGCGCCGCCCTGGTGGTGAACAAAGACGGCAAAGTGTCGGGCGTGACGGTCACCGCAGGCGATGAAGCCAGCGCCGTGGACTTTCTCGCCGACGTTGTCAGCTTCACCAACCCCAAAACACTCAAGCGCGATCTGTATTGGGACAGCAACCGCAACACCTTGGTGCTGAAAGGCCAAATCAAACTCATGGACGGGCACACCGTGAGCGGGATTGATGACATTCGCGCGCAAGACGGCGACACCATTTTCACTGAGTTTCAGTTCAGTGCGGACGGTCGAAACTGGCATTTTCCTGACAGGCCCGGTGACATTTACTTGCGTTCGCGCAGTGTCACCAATGGCACCGCCGGGGCGTGGGGCAGTGTCACCAATTTGAAAGGGGACAAGGGCGACAACGCCACAGAGCGGTATACGTGGATTAAATACGCCGATAACGCCAGCGGCGCAGGCATGAGCGACAGCGCGAGCGGCAAAGCATACATGGGCATTGCCTACAACAAAACCAGCCCGAGCGAGTCCACCAATGCCAGCCATTACGCGTGGTCAAAAATTAAGGGGGAAAACGGGGCAAACGGATCAGCGGGGGCGGGTATTTTCCGCTTGCAAACCGCGTCCGGGGTGTTCCCGTCCGACACCGCCACGGCGTCGTCTTTGTTTCGTGGCCACGTCGGCCGCCACCCGGTACGCGATGACGTGTTCACCGTGTACGCGGTCGCCAGTGATGGCACGGTGACGAATGCTGACAGCAAGATGTTTGAGGGATCGCGTTGGGTAGCGCCTAAGCTGTTTGTCGATGGCGACATCATTGCGCTGGGCACCATTCGTGGTGAGCACATTGTCGCGGGTGTTGAGCTACGCGCGCCGCTTATCACTGCCGCCCAAGTGCGCGGGGGCGATGCAGGGTTTGGCGAAGGTGGCCCCCACAACGGGTATCACACCTTCATCACTGAAACAGGGGAGGTATACACCGACAGTTTACGCGCCTCGGGCACCTTGGACGCGCCGCAGATCATGGGCGGGCGGTTTGATGCGGGTTTCATTTATGGCACGACGATACAAGGGTCAACCATTATTGAAACGGATCGAAAGTTCACGGTTGAAGGGAATTTGAAATACCCCAACGGCCAACAAATTTTGGCCACGTATTCCGCCGCGAAAAACTTTGCCAAATCGTATGATCGCATAAGTCCCGGCCATGTGCCCTACACCTATTGGACGAACTATCTCGACATCTATAACTATAACAATACCCGTGTGGCCACTGAGCGCCGTTTCCGTTGGTCAACGCTGGGCGATCCTAATGCGGTGAGCGGCATTGCGGCGAGTTTTACGCTTTTAGGATACTTTGAAAGTTTTCACGGGGGGCACGCGGGGGCGTGCATTGTCGAATACGAGGATAACGCGGGCAATGTGGGCAGTGTCTCCCACCGCCTCGACGTGAGCCGCAACCCAACGTCGAAAAGCGAG